TTCGCTTTCTATTTCTATTCCACGCAAAAAAACATCAAGAGTGTCGCCGTCTTCACTTATATGTACATCTAATCCCATGTTATCACCTACATATCATGCTTTACTTCGTAAGCCCTTATACACATAAGTGCCCTTGTGTTGCCCAGTGGAAGGACACCCTCGATGTTGTAAAGCTTGTCTTTGAATTTTATTCTCATGGTTTCGTCTAAGTCATTTCTGTGTCTGATAATAAACTCAACATCCACCTTAACATTAGCCGCCCTAGCAGCATAAAAGTTTCTTCCTGTAAGATATCTAGTTTCAGCCCATATGGTTTTGTGATCCTCGTATTCATCAAGCAATTGCACCGGCCCTACTGTCTCAACTTTCTTTTGTAGCGTGATTTTGTCTTTTAACCTGCCCGGATTCATTTTATCACCACCTTACAAGAGGTTAACGCAGTGCATGCCCAGTATTGTTTCTACAACTTTGTTAAGGTTAGATTTATCTACATGTAGACTTCGGTTATCGTACATGTCCTGACATAAGACATAAACCACGATTATAAAATCTTCATGCCTGTCTATAGAATCTTCATCTAGTCCCGTGTATGATTTTATAAAGGTTTTTGCTATATCGATAAGGTTTTGTATCTCAGTATCGGTATATTCGCCCTCTTCAAGCCTTAAATAATTGGCAACGTCACTTACTTTTATTTCGCTTACTTTCATTCTTATTACCACCTTTCGGTGTTTCCTTCTTAACTTCTTCTATATATCCGGCTTTTAAAAGGTCTTGGAGCACAACCTTATCGTTGCACTCCTTAACCTCACCTTTGTGCATAGAAAAAGTACCGGCAAAACTAACCTTAGCCCGTACTAACATCTGTTCACCACCTATTCAGATTTCATTACTAATTTAGCAATCTTTTGAGCGTTTTCAACCTTAGCATCAAGTTCAATCCAGCCGACAACACCAACAGCGTGCTGAGTAGCGAATTTTTCTCTGAGCACTTCGATATTCATAGCCTCGGATAATTTAACAGCCAATCCGGACATATCGCCATAGTAAATAGCTGTATTTCCAGCAGCCATCGTTGGCATATTGTCAGATGTGTAAACATCTTTACCAAACAGAGTATAGCCCCATTTAGCTGTTGCATCTTTATTAAGGATGTAGTTGCCTTCTTGGTCTTTAAGTTTTCTAATTGCGGTTCTTGTAGCTTTATTCATAATCCAGATTGCTTGTCCTTGGTATGCATCTGGTACTGCTTCCTGCAGATCAATTAACTCATCGGCTGTAACTGCCGTTGCACTCGCTGCATCTACTTTTTGGGTAACTGTAGAAAGGCCGGCAACTTTATTAGTTGTTCCGTTAAGTAGCTCTTTTTCAATCCATCTTGAAATAGCCTCTGTCATAGCATTAATAACAAAATTCACAATATCAAATTGCGAATTGTTGATTAATGACTTAGATACCTTAGTTAATGCTCCAGCAAGGAAGCCTTTAAGTTCGATGCTTGCGAATTTACCGGAAGTGGACTCTAAATCAGTAAATTCAGTTGCATAAGCCATTTCAATTTTTTGTGTGGTTTCATCATAATAAGGAATATTCAAGGTTCCGCCTACATTGTAGCGTGTTGCTAACTGATAAATTGGGCAGATATCATAAACCTTTTTGATGATCTTATTGGCAATAGACGAAGGAATAACAGCTCCGTTATCGCCAACAGCCATATTTACATCGCTTCTTTCTTCAACCTTGCCTCTGATGTAGTTCTCAAATGCTCTTTCTTCTAAAACTGCTCTTTCTTCTACTTCTTGATCTTGAATTTCTTTCTTTTCCATGTTTCTTGCCCTCTCTTCCCTCTCAATAGTGGCATCAATAGCCTTGATCTGCGCTTCAAGCTCATCAAATTTTGTGCTTTCTTCATCTGTCATAGCTCTTTCCTCTGTCTTTGCAGTATCTAAAAGAGCTTCCATTTCTGCCTGTAAATCTGCTCTTTGTTCTAATAATTTCTTTAATTCCATATTTCCCATCCTTTCTTTGCATAAAAATAAGCCGATTATTTATCAACTTTTAATTTACTGATTCTGTTTTCATAAATTGAGTAATCTATTGCCGGTTTATCCATTATTACTTTGACCTCTTGTTCTACTGCTCTTTCCTCGATGTCAATGTCTTCTCCGGCTCTTAACTCTACTGATGTGGCTGAATAAACAGGGTTTTTGTTTACTACAAGCGTCAAGTGGTCTAAGTCAAGCGCCTTAACCCTCCTTATTGGTAAATTATCTGCTCTGGGCTCGATTTCATCCACCACATTGTACATACCGAATGACCATCCTTTAATTTTGCCTTTCTTGGCCAATTCAATGAGGGTTTCATCTTTGATGATTACATCAGCATGTAGACCAATAGCGTCTTCATAAAGACTAAGTGTGCCATCGGACGTGCTTGCATAAACGTGTGACTTATCATGGTCCACCGTTACTGTAATATCTCCCGCTCGTTCAATGGCTTTCTCAAATGCTCTTTCCTCGATTATCTCAATTACTTTCCCCCTCGGAGTAATTACAGGTCTGGATTTCTTTTCTGTCACGTTTACATACCCACTGATGTGTGCCCCGTCAGCTCTCACTTCTATCTTCATCTTCCTCACCACCTTTCAGGTTACCCATGTTCTGTTTTTGATTAGTGTTTGGAGTATATATCTCTTTTGTTTTTGGATCATATAAAACACTGTCTAATCCCAGTTTAATAAAGCCTAAACCTAGGGGTTCTAGGTCTTCCATATAGCGCACTTCATCCGGCTGTAAGAAGTTTGCTTCAATTCCTACTTTATAAGCTTCGTATCTTGTCTTTATGTCGCCCTTTGTCATTTCTTTAGTGTCAAAAGCCCAATAGTATGTGTCTTTTTCTCTCTCTAGCAGAAAATCTCTGTTTAAAGCGCTTTCTATAACTCTGATAACAGGCATTACCGCCATCTTAAAGCCGTTTATGTAGTCTTGACTAGTTGCAGTGCCCTTAATAATTGTTTCTGGTACATTTATTAACTTGCAAATCTCGGCCGAATTGGTTTCCTTGTTCTCATTTAATTGCATTTCCACGGATGAGTTGGATGCCTCTTGAAATTCCAATCCTTTATTTAGCACAACAACATTTTCTTCGTTATTGCTATACAGTTTCTTATAAGCTTCTTTTAGTTTTGCCATAGCTTCATCAGATAGTTGGTTGGGCGATTTTATAAACCCCTTTTTGTTTCCGCCTTTTGCAACAAGATTCTCCTCAAATATAAGTGTATTATAAAACACGCTTAATATTTTACTTGCTTCAGCGATTATGCTTGTTCCGGTGCATCCATCTCTAGTATTACGAAGTATCTTAATGAATTCAAAAGGCTTATAAATCAAGCCGTTAACCATTATGTCATAGTCTTTGAAAATTGGATCCGTATTTTTTAGGATTGAAACTTCTTCTTCTCTGACATAGTGCAGGCTAATAATCTGGTTTCCTTTCTTGTTTATATAGGCATACCCACCTTTTCCAAGGAAATAATCTGTAATCATAGCCCTCCAAAATTGCACAGCGTCTAACGTATCTCTGGTGTCGTCATTTAATATGCTTATTCTTGTGTCGTTTTTAATTTCTGTTACTTTGCCATCCTCTTCTTTGTATAGTTTAATTGGGAGCATTGATACAGTGTTGGCTATATAGCTTATACAACCATTAAGGCTCGGAATATTTAATGCTTCTGCCTTTGTTATTGTTGCTTTTCCTAATAGAGCTTGCAATAAAGGATCATCTATTACCGGTGTAATTTGATCTGCTCTTTCTTCTTTCTTTCTGCTAAACCATCCCATTGTCTCACCTTCTTTCTATCCGGTTTGTACCACAAAATCTGAGCCAAACAATAAATCTTGTTGTAATAAGTAAATGGCATTAATTAGAGCTACCACCATATCAACTTTACCCTCTGACTTCTTTTTATTGACATATTTGTTAAGGTTGGTATCTTCAGTGCACCTTGCGTTTTGGAAGTTAATCTCTAACATAAGGTTTTCATCATATCGGAACGTTTTATTTAAAACACATTCCTTTAATAATTTAGTAGGCATATGTAACACGCTCGAATGTTGTTTTATCTCAACACATTCATACCCTGCAGCCTCTAGTTTTTGAACTGTGCTTAGCGCATTGTATCTGTCATATCCGACTTGCACTATTTCAACATCATAATTAACTTCCAGTTCGATTAAAAACGTCTCAATAAATGAATAATCAATTACTTCATCTCCACACGCAAAGCAAACTTTATGACGAATTAATTTGTTATAATCAACCTGTTCTCTTTTAGCCTTATATTCAACCTTGTCCTTTGGAACAAAGCCAAACGCTTTTGCATAGATAATACCGTTTTGTTCCGTAACCATTGCCACCGCTGTATTATCATCTGTTTGCGAGAGGTCAAGCCCAACCCAAACGCGTTTACCTTTCCAGAAGTTCAAATCTTCTTTTATGCGGCACTCTCTTACCTTATCTATTGGTATATATCCTTCTACTCCAAGGCCTTTATACTTGATGTTATTATGCTTGCATAAGTAATTCTCACGCTTATTCTCATATAGAATAGCCATAGTGCGCATATCTTTAATAGCATTAAATATGTATTCATGCGACACTGCTACCGGATTAGATTGATATATAACCAAGTCATTAGTCATCCATTGATCGTTAGTTAATAAATCGTCATCTGGTTCATATAATAGCGAAAATCTACGCCTGTTTTCTAGTAATCCATCTAGTACCTTTTTAGATATGTCTATTTCGTCAATCATGGCGTTGTTATCGTTTGGGTACTGAGTGGAAATAATGATACCCAGCTTGTTAAATAATGTGATTTGTGAAGACCTCATGGCTTCAATTGGATAACTATCCATTGCGCCGGCTTCATCTGCTAGGAATGCATTGGCTAATTTGCCATCCATTCTATCTTCTGAATAAGCTAATGGAACATATTCGCTATCAGTAAGTAAACATCTTATTTCGCTTCGCAATATTTTAAACACACTGTCGTCTGCTAATAACGGACTTGATTTAATTATTTTTCTTATGGCAATCTTAAGCTCGCTAGACAATTTAAGGTCTGGCGCCACAGAAAAGAATCGACTAAATTGTGGATCAGTCAGTAATAAGAGTATAAAAATAACTGCTGAATTAAATGTCTTGAAATTCTTACGACATATTTCTAATACAGCAGTTTCGTAATATCTTATATCTTTGTTTTCAGAGTTTTTTAACTTGGTGCACAATACTGCAGCTATTAGCAACCACGCATATTCTTCAAGACCTTCATCCATTGGACAATGCAAGTCTGGATGCACCATTAATTTTAAGATTTTAAGCACCTTCTCGAATGCAGCTTCATCGATATATGCTTCGTCGTCTAAACCGTTGACTATATTAATCCATGCTTTTGCCTGCTTTTTTACATACTTAGGTACTTTGCGATTGCCTTCCTCTATGCACCATTGAGCATACTTATAAGCTCTGCTTTCTTTAATCATGATCCATTCAACGCTTTCAATAGAGGGTTTTCACCCTTGTCAACTTTCTTTGGTATGCTTCGCAGTGCTGCGGCAATCGTCATAATATTTTCTTTCTCGATGTCAAAAAGCATTTTTCTTTTGGCCTGTATCTGCTTATCAAATGCTAGTATTGTTTTATATAAACCATCTATACTTTTTGCGATTTTGCTAAATTCCGAAAACTCTAACTCGTCAGTCATATTGTCTAGCATTTTTTCTAGCTTGCTGACCTGTTGATATGCTTTCTCCTTCTTTTGTTCTAAATCCACGCATTCGGCCTGCAACATACAATATCTATTAATCACGGGCTCATATATGGCGTCGTTTTTTTCTATGTTTTGCAGTAATTTATTAATCCTTAAGAACTCTTTGTGAGCTATCGGGTTGGCTTTTACTTCCGGACGTTCTTTTAATGCCACACCGGTAACAAGAGCTTTTTCCCCTTCTTCTCTTAGCTTAAGTTCAGCTTTAGTTCTATGCGATTTCTTTTCATTTTTTAGCACTATAAAAGGCTTAGGTGGTGTTGGCATTAATTTCACTTCCTTTCATATATCATGTATCTATAAGTTTTTTAAATAACTCTCTAAATCGTCATAATTCCATATCCTTTTTGGATGGTTAGATCTACATGTTAAGTGATGAGCATTTGGACCAATAGCTGCATCTGCCTTTAATCCATCAATGCAATTTGATTGCTCAGATATGAATTTTATTTTGTCACCATTTTTCAGATGTATTTCATATCTATGTTGTATTGCTTTTTCAATTTTTTCTCTGTATAGTTCGCATATGTCTATAAACATATCTCGAACAAACTGCAAATTTAATTTCTCTATTATAATAATCAAAATCATTCTCCTTTCAAAAAGTTGATGTGGGAATATTTTA